ATATGATACATTAGATACTCTTAATGGTGTTTATGATTACAATACTAAGACGTGGTATAAATATGCAGCGGTTCAATCAACTGGTAAGCCGGTAGAATATGTTGGCAAGTTTGTAGTATCATCATAAAATGTACTTAAATGCTCAATAATTATTTGGTCACCGGATACGCCAACGCCCACATCGAAATTAGCTTGCACGTCATCGATGTAATCTTGTAGTGTCAGTTTAAATTTAGTATCAGCTACACCCTTTAAAGCATAACCATTTGTACAGATTATTCTTTGAGGATAACAGCCCCTTTCAAAAGTTGCCGGATTAGATAAGTAATTTGAAACAAGAGCCGGAGACCCGTATTTGCCATCTGCGAAAGCATCGCCTAGTTTTTCACCTAAAGTGTGCAGCCGGAATCCTGGCACATCAGATGGGGATGAATCAAAATCGGTTGTTAAGAATACTTTTGAATCTGTGCCAACAACATCAATATCTAAAAATGCAGTAACAGAAGACCCGCTTATTTTTTCGGGATATAGAACGAAATACACCCTTTCATCTTCCAATATATCCCCAAATGGCAGGTTTACTATATTGATATTTTCAGTCACAGTAGATGGGCTACCGCCCATGTCGTAGGTTGGACTTTGATATATTAAAGTTGATACTCTGAAAGGGTCGTTATCTTTTGCCTTAATTGCTACTATGGTTACCCGAACCATCCACGGGCTTGGCAGAAGCACTCCGCCTGACGCAAACCAATCTAGCTTTACTTTGAAGTTTAACACACTAGCTTTTATAAACTCTCCTGCCTCATAACTGTAATTATCGTATTCGTCGCTCCCAAAAAAAGAACCACCAACACCGGCAGAAATATATACGCCCATCCTTTTTAAATAGGCGGTCTGCGATATAGCTACAGGAAGCAACCCCTCAGAAACTGTAGCAGATAAAAGCATTGATATCCCTGTGCCGTCTCCTGCGGTATCTATTGTAGCTTCACTAAGATATGAGGCTTCTGCATACTTATAATTATATCTGCCGGTTAATGTAGTGCCACCGTGTGCAATAGTAACAACATCCCCGCCCGTTAAAGGTATTTCATAAGGGCTGTCAAGATTAGATTTAAAATCGCTTGCAATTCCCTTTTCGAATAAATCAATTTTTACAGAGCCGTCTATGGGATTTATGTAAGGGGCTTCAAAGTTAATATCGCCTTGCTGATATAGATAGTAATCCCAATCAACAGTATCATTTACAAGATAAACGGCAAATTTACATTTTGCCGTGTCGCCAATCGTAAATATAATGTAACGTAGTATTTGCGCTGCATCTCCGGTAAATTCATATTTACCGGTTAGCTTATTGAAAGACCCGTGTAGGGTTTTAGACCTCCCCCAACCTTGTTTTAGATTTTCCCATTCAGAAGGCGGGTTGCGCAATGGGTTTGCAAGCCCAATAGATGAATCTGATGTTTGCTGTATTGCGCCTGCCCCGTCTACATAAATGTAATTACCATCTAGGATAAAATGGCTTCTTATTGGTAGGGGCATACTCATAACAACAAAATTAAGGAATTTTGTTGTTAAATTAGCAACTTTTGGTGATTATGGATTATTTGCCTTGCTATCTAACTCTTCCATTAGCTTATCAAATTCTCTCCGAGATATCTTGCGGCATAAATAAGGCTTGCCCGGATATAATTTATTTATAAAAGCCTCTGTATTGGCTAGTCCTGATTGTGGTTGTTCAGAATCCGATAAAATAGTCCTTGTTTCTTTTTCAGAAATCTGTATATCACACCTATATGTTTCCCCCTTTTTACAGGAAAATAAAGATGTTGCTAAAGCCGCAACTAAAAGTATGTTTTTCATTCTGCACGAATTTGAAATGCAAACATACAATATTTTTCTAATTACGATCTTGCTCGTTCCATATTTTTTTGGTAACTTAAAATTGCGGGGTAATCATTTGACTTTGCGGTTTCCCTTAATACGCTTGCCAGTTCTTTTGTTTGCTGCTTTAATTGTGCTGCATTTGCCCTGATAAGTTCGTCATAAGATATTTTGTTTACCGTGCCGTCTTGGGATGGTCTTAATACTTGCTGCAATTCTTTATTTGATAAGATAGTATCCCCTTGCTGCTTATAAATCATTGTAGGCTCTGTATAAAGTCTCATTGTACCATCTTTGTCAATTTTTAATTCCGCTTCGTTCTTTTCAGAAATCCACGCTAAACCATTATAGGTGTCATCAGCTTTTACCCCTGTAGAGTATTCCGGTATTGGAGTAGCAAGAACGACCGCTGCCTGTGCTAAACCAATAGCCGCAGCAATAGCAGAGAATGGCAAACCGCCGGTAATCGGGAATTCTGCAACGGCTTTAGAAATTGCGGTCGCTGTATTAATCGCAATCGTACCTAATGCAATGGCTTTATCTATTCGGGCTTGCTTTTGTTTGGCTGCTGCTATATCTGCCTGAATCTTTAGTTTTTCTTGTTTCTCTTGGTCTGCCAAAACCATTGTAGCTTCTATCTTATCCTTTTCGAGCATAGATGAACGCTCTATTGCATCCCGTTTTGATGCATAGTATTCAGTATTGCTTTCATCCTGTTTTTCAAGTCCTTTTATCTGCCGGTCAATAGATGCAGATATTAAAGTATTAATGAATTGGAATGCTTCTTGACCTAATCTTTTCAGGTCGCTGTAAAGTCGCTTTTTGTTGGCTAATTCGTGGGCGTTAGCTTTATCTTTTGCCTTTTGGGTTTCTTCAATTACTTTTATTTCATAGTTCTGCGCCGCTTCAATGATTTTCTTTTGTTCTTCAGCATTCAAGCCCAAATCATTCATGTGCATAACGAGGTAATCCATCTTTTTCTGATAGACTTCTTCTGCTGATAAACCTTCTGCTTTGGCTGCGTACTCTACATCTTTTAAGCCTTCTTGTATGGTTTCATATTTGGATTTGCTTAGTTTATCGAGCCTATCCAGTTCGTCCTTATCTTCTTTTTCTTTCTTTTTTGCTGCCTCCAGTCTGATTTTCTCCAAATCATCTGCAAGCTTTTTATTCATTTTTGTTTCTTCAAGGTCAAGATCATACTTAAACGCAATATCATCTTTGCCCTCACGCTTATTCAGTTCTTTTTTCAGCTCAAAATATGCATCCATTGCACCTAAACGCATTTCATAACTATTTTCTTCAGTATCAAATATGGCTTTTTGGTTGGCTATTTCTTGTTTAAGTATTTCGTTATTATCCTTTTTTAGCTTTTCTTTTTTCGCATTCTCTGTGCCGCCAAAGAAATCAAATCCATATTTTTTAGACAATGCAGCAGCATCTTTGCGGAAATTCTCGCCAATATTTAAAAGTTGGTCAGCATCCTGTTTGGCAGACTTCGCAGAAATAGCACCAAATAGCATTTGAGTAACCGCAACCGGATTAGAAGAGCCTGGCACAACTTTACCGGCAGCATCCATTGTTTTCTGCTGTTGGATTACCGCTTCAACACTTTTCTTTGCTGATTCCTGCAATGCGTAGTTTGATGCAGCTTTTAGTAAAGTAAATCTTATGTAAGCTTCTGCATTTTTACCCAAATCTTTTTCAGCTTCATCAAGGCTTTTTACTTCTCCGGTTGTTTTACCGATAGTATCGTTATATTCTTTCAGCACTTTGGTTTTATCCAAAACACCTTCTTTAGCTAATTGAATATCTGTGCGCAGCTTATTTACGTTTTCTATGGCAGATGTTACACTTGAATCAGAATAGGCTTTATTTAATGCCTCCTGCGCTTTTTCTGCATCATTCGTACTTACTACTAATTTTTGGAAAAAGTCTACAATTTTAGCCCCGTATTGGGTAAGGATGATAGTCCCTGTTACAATTAGCGTTTGCCAACTTATAAGAGATGATAGCGACCGTTCCAATACTCCGGCTGTCGCTTCTCCTCTTGCTCTTAGTCCTGCAACTTCTTTTGATACTTTTGATATTTCATCAGCGACCATTGGTAACTGATTCGACCAAGACAAAAATAATTGGTCAAGAGACCTTACAGATGGAATTTCTCGCAATAGCCCCTGAAATGACCTTGTAAGCCCTTCATTACCTTTTGCATAATTGCCGACTTGGTCTCTATAGTTGCCATACGCCCTATTAATAGATGATACCTGATTATTTAATGCTATGCTATCTTTTAATGCCTCTTGGGTTAATGTATGATTTAACCCAAGCTGTGCCGCAAGTTGTTTATACCTGTCAGTTTGTGATTTTGCAGATAGTTCTAATTGTTTATAAGAGTTGGTAAGCTCTGCATTGATTTTAGCGTTCTCCTTAGCTTGCCTTTCAACTTCTTTTTGCACCGCAATAGCTTCTTTACTGCCTGCTATTTCTAGTTTACGGGATGCTGTAAGGTCTGCACTTGACTTTTTAGCCTCAACAGTATAGGTCTGCAAGTCTTTGGTTAGCTTTTCAAACTCTGCCTGCATCTTTTTAATGTTCTCAATGTTACCGGCAAAGCTGCTATTGTTCAGAGCTTCCCCCCCCATTGAGTTCATTTTATTAACCCTAGCTTCGAGCCGGTCAAATATCTTATTGATTTTCTGTTCCTGACTTTCAAATTCAGGTACGTTAAATAGTTCATTAACTAATACTTTCGCCATTTGGAGTAGTGCTGTCTATTGTGTTTACTAATTCTACAAACAGTCCGCACCAACTTTGAGTATCAATATCAGCAGGGATATGATACCCTTGCATTTTACCGATTGCATTAGTTACGTCTGAATAGTATTTGTAATCATTTTTAGCCGTGTCTGCACCGTTGGCTTTGTTTAGTTTTTCTTTTTCTGCCTGATAGCGTTCAAAGTCTATCTTGTATCGCTTGTTCTTTGTTGCAATCTTTTTAAGGTCGTCTTTGTAGCTTTCTTCAGTTAATGGTAAGCTGTAAAGTTTACGGAGTAGAGAAGCAAGTTTTTCAGAGTAAAACTCATTCAATGCGTCTATTAATTCCTGTGCTGTTTGAACCTTGTACCAATTAAAAAGCAGGTTGTTTTCAATGGTTATGGCTTGTAATGCTTTTCGGGTTTTGGTTGAATCTAAGTAGTCAATATGCAATCGTTCGGCGGTCTGTTCAGGCTGTTCTTCATTGCCCTCAACTATGAAAATTGAAGCGTCTTTATCTACAAGCCATTTTTTGAATTGCTTAAATGGTATGTCTTGGAGTTGCAGCATTATGAAGCGAGCATTATTTGTTCCTGTTTAAATTCATTTCCCAATCTTTCATCCCCATATTCACAAAAGCCAAATTCTCCGGTAGCTATAACTGTAACCAATACGATACTACTAAGTTTATTTTTCGTCCGGTATGCTTTTGCAGCCTTAACGGTTTCTAACAATTGAGCCTGATTAACCCGTTTCTTTTTCAGCTTTTCGCAGGGGATGCACCTTTCTTCTGTCATAATAAGCCTAATTGTTGTTTTACATTTTCTACAAGTGTTTCCTGCCAACGTGGTATCATCTTTTCAATTGAATCTTCGTTAAGCCCCTGTATTTCTTCGCCAAACTTCTGACCGAGCATTCCGGCTTTTCTGTCTGTATTGCCGAAATCAATTACACCGCCGCTTGCTTTGTGATCCATCCCTTTCCAGTAATCCTCTGTATCTCTTAAGTTCATCGGGTCAAGCTGTTGTCCTTTGTTTGACTTAATCATTATTGTCATTGGCTTATATGGAGGTAATAAAGAGCCGTCACTTTTTACCCCTTGACTAAGTTGCTGCCGGTTCAAATCTTCTGAATATTCCGAATTAGCATTAAAGGCATTTTCGCACTCTTTTAGAATGTCCAATGAATTTAGTTTTGCTCTTGCTTCGGATATATCCATTACTGAACAATTTTACCGGTTGTTATTTCGATTACAGTTTGCTGAAACGCCAAAACCCGTGCATTTGCAGCAGCGGTTTTATTATTCAACGCAGTAAGTTTTCGGATTTGCTTTGCAGACTTTGCCATAAGCCTGTCTTGCTCCCATCTAAGAACAGAATACCATTTACAGTAAAGCCAACCTTTTAAGCGAATAAGTAATTTACTCATACTTCAAAGGTAAAACATTTGTTGCGAAATTAGCAACATTTACTGTTTTGGTGATTCTATTTCGGGATTGTGTGATTCTTTCTTTACCACATCTATTTTAACCTCGGCAAAGGTCATAGTAAAGAACGGAGGTTTTGAGCCAACAGAAGCACCCAAACGGGCATCAATAGCCTGTATTTCGGGATGCTCTATCATTATCTCGCTTATCTTAGATTGCAGCTTTTCTTCTACATCTAATTGCAGTCTTTGTTCATCGGTAAAAGCAGAACCCTTTTTTGGGGGCTTATCTTTTTCAAGAGATTTAGCATAAGGGATAAATGCTCTGTGCGATTTGTCGGGATGGATTGTTTTTGACATAGGCTATGGTTTAAATACCTCGCTAAGCGGCACAAGATGCACAAAGACATTTCCTGTACCATAAACCTCATCCTTTGCTTTTTGCGCTTTCTCTGCGTATTCTTTTTCAGGAACTGTAACATTAATTTCTCCAGTTGCACTATTACACGAAACTTCGCAATCAATATCAAACTTTGCACCTGTTTTCGCTCCTTCAGGAGTGCATAATTCAAATGTCCATTTTTGTTTCATAGTTGTACGTTTAGTTCTTCGCCTGTTAAAGTAGTTCAACTTTAGCATTGACAATATGACGAAGTATGCATTTCTGTCCTGTTGGGGATTCTTGATATACGACCTCTGTATTAATTGCCATTAGCACTCCTTTGTGCTTTTTGTGGAACTCGTTTATAATTTCACTTATTTTCGAAACTGCCGATTCTCTATCGTGTTCTACTTCTTGAATTGTACTTGACATAATAAAACAAAACACCCGCCAATCTTCCACCGTGCAGAGTAGTCAATTGAAACGGGTATCTTTAAAAGTTTTTGGTTAGCCTGCACGCTAAATTCGCAACAAAATTACGACTTTTTACAATGCAAACAAAAATAATCCCCTACGATTTGCAGGGGATTACCTTATTTTTTTGTAGCAGGTTTAACAATGCCAACAGCGATTTTATGTAATTCCGCAATCCATTTTTTTTGTGTGGATTCAGACTGATTAACATAGAACCTGGGCTTTGCAAATTCAGAAAAATCTTCTTTGCTCATTCCTGCAAATGTTACCATTGATTCGTGGTCAACAATTAGCCCCTGTACATTTTGGTCTTTCATAATTATGTATTTAATACAGTTAATTTATAAGACTTATCATTTACAGTCCCATCCAAACGGGATGCCGGTGTTTCATAATACTCAATGCCAGCAGCTTCAAGAACCGAAATTGCAGCCAATCCAATAATCATCGGAGTAGATGCAGCCGGTGGGGTTGTTGCAGTCATTGTGATTTCTCCGGTAGTTGCATTGATAGCGATTGTTTTTGCAAGAGCTAAGCCGGTTGTTGCGTTAATGAAAGTGAATAGTGCCGCTGTCCAATCCGCAGCATATTCGATGCCCAAATTTACGTTACCGCAACCTGACCATATTTTGAACTTCACTACTCCGGTAGTTGTCATTGCTGTACTCAAGCGGATGTAAGCATTAGTTACAACGTATTGGTCAAGCAAGTTATCCAAATCGATATCAGGCAAAGCAATTGAAACCATATTGGCTTCGTCTTGTTTCGGGTCGATAAAGTTCAGCATCAGCATACTGTTTGCCGTGTCCGCATTGGTACGCAAAGAAGCTTTAGGAACGTAAGCACGTTGCGGCTTATAGCCTCCCATTTGCATTGCATAAGGCGAAGTAAGGGCGTAGCTTTTTTGTCCTAAAATCACCCTGTTAGATTGCACCAACAAAAGAGGCTTTTTAGTTCCGTCAAATGCCCTGATTGCTTTTTGAGCGCATGGGTTTGTGTCCTTCAGCAAGAACTGATAGTTTGTAGAACCTTCTTTTAGAGTGAAGATTGAACCATCAGCAGCGGTAACGGTTGCCGTTTCCTGAATTGCCTCGGTAACATCATTGAAGCGTGGGCTTGAAGACCAACGAACAGTAGCATCATCATTAAGCAGCTTGCCTTTTAACGACACTTCAGGTGTAAGCCAAAAAGAAGCGGGAATCTGCTCATTTTTAGCGGTAGAAATAACCCGTACCAAAGGGGCGGGCGGCGTAACGCAGCCATCGTAACCGGTATTCAGGTTCTCTTCTGCGCAAATACCTAAATTGTAATCTGCCATTGTTATAAGTTTTTAGAATTTGTTAATTTGTTTGAGTGCGCATTCTGCGGGATTGTAATTGATAGTTAAGTTTAATCTGAAGCATAGAAGTGGCTGCATATTCTTTAATGAAATGCCACCTGTTTTATTCCATCCTGAATATTCCCTGAATACATTGTCTATGCCGCTTATTTCGTCTGTAATGACTAATTCGCCATAGTTTTTAAGTAACAAGTAAACATCTTGGATAGCTTCTTCATCTGCCCTGTGTGTAACTGTGGATTTAATCTTTGATAAGTCAACTAGGAAAATCAAATGAGCATCACCAAAATGAAGCCCGTTTTTAATTGTCTTTTCTTCGCAGCCAAAGAAGGATATTGCAGAAAGGGTATCATCAAAGAATAAATCTTTATACTCTTTTGAGCCTACATACATTTCCGGCACAAATCCATTCTTAGTATTGTTCCGATAACACCTGCTATAACACAAATATTTTTCTGTCTCCATCCCCCACTTGTCACAGAGATTATTCCATAACTTAGTTTGAAACGGCTGTAACGCTGCATCAATTCCTTTGGGGTTTGTCTTTAGATAGTTCATCAGTTAAGGTGGTAGTATTCGGAGTGATCTTCGCAATGATTAAACCCGCTAGTCATTTCAGGCTTTGGAAAGAATGTTCTGTAAACCCTTGCTAATTCTCTGTTGTATTGTTCTTTTAGTCCGGCAGTAAATGGAGTTTCAGGAAATGCCTGTGACGACATATTCAAGTCCCTATCCATCATTTGTGCATTTGCTAAGCTGTCCCGTTCATCTTTATTAGTACGGTTATTGTATTGTATTTGCTCAATTACTTTTATAGCCATTTGAAGCCCAAAAAGATTATCAAACAAGTGAATATTTTTAACCAGTTCATTAGTGTAATCGTGGTAAGTGCTGATTTCGAGATTTAACCCGTATGTATTAGCACTATAGCTTAGCAATGTGCGGTCAAAGTTTGTACTCCCTGCCGGTGCTGCGGATATTGATTCATAGCCTATAATCTTAAAGCATTGTTCATTCTCTTTTGGAACGTCCAAAGCTTCAATTGAGCCTAAATCTTCCTGAAAGTATCCCACATAGAACTGACTTGTAGTAACTGCCCTAACTGTCCAATCGGATAAGTCAACAACGGTTACTTCATTTGCTACTGTGGTTACTGATTTGGTCTTTATAGGTGCTATTTTGCCATCCTGAAACAAATACAAATTGAATGTCGCAACTCCATTAAAAAAGAAGGTCGCAGTATTGATTCGTGCTGCATAAAAGCCTTTTGCTATCCTGATTTTATACCCTACAAACTTTCTGCTATTAGCTTCTGTTCTGTATTCTGTGCTTGGCATTCTATCAAATAACATCCGGGGCTTATCTAACTCCATTGGCTTGCTGAAAACTCCATTAATGGCAGCATTGACTACCGCCTTTCTTTCGTTCGCTAAAAAGACATTGAAGTCTGCATCCGTTACTTCTGCATTCTCTTGGGTTTGCTTCAAATTAGCAAGAGTAACAGCTTTGTGAAAGTCCTGATAGTATCTGCCGCTATCGCTTGTTTGATTGGACGTATCAACTATGTTATAGTCGCCTACTCCATTCCTGAACCCGATACGGGAGGATGCAGCAGCTAATACCAAAACTTCATCAAAGCCGTTACTTATTGCCATTGTTATTAGTTTGTCAGTTTGTAATAAGTGCGGGTTGCAACTACTTCTGTTCCTGTGCCGGTGTACAATACACGGAAATAGCGAGGCAAAGGAGATGTTACATAGAAGAAGAAGTTTTGGCTTGATACATCTGTAATGGTAGATGTAGAACCAATTATCTTATAATTTGTACCATCCAAAGAACCTTGTATCTGAACCGTGCCCCCACCCGTGCCGATTACTTTCGTAAGCACCACCTGAACAGCAACGCCTTTTACTGCGCCGGTTGTTTGAAAGTCCTTTGTTACCGTGCCGGCATTTACAATACTATCCCCGGCAATAAGCGGGAATGTCACTACACTTTGAGCATTTGAATTGTATGCTAAGCCACAAATAAGGGCTGCGATTGCGATTATCTTTTTCATCTTTAGTTATGTGTTTTTAGAGTGATTAAGACAATTGACCAATTTCAAATACTACAGATTCATTTGTTGATGCTGTTGCACTCAATGGAGCAAGAACCTTAGCGATATCAACAGATATTTCAAATTCCATTGTTACGTCTTGGGTATCACCATTTGATGCAGAGCTATCAGTACGGGATGAATAACCGTGTACAGCATAAGTCAAACCTAAACCGGTTGGGTCTTGGAATGAACCGTAACCACCTACATAGGAGTTGTAATCGCCGTATCCGTTGCGGTTTTGCTTTGGAATCCACGGGATGTTAGCAAATGAAGCTGTTGGCATAATCAAAGCTGCGCCACCTTCATAGTTACTGTCGCTAAGATTGATTGACAAAGCAGAGTTTACCCCTGCATACTGATACAAGGTGTTCACGCCATTACCTGCGCCCTGATTGCCGTAAAATTGAGAATCAGCATAGGTTTTAGGATCAAGAATCATATCATAAACGCCATTGTATTTATTTTGCTGCATCATTATTTTGCTAATGGCAACAAAACGATTCTTTTCAGTAGCTGCGATTTCAAATACATCATTTGTTGCATTGAAAGAGCCATAACCCGAACCGGCATTTACTTGTGATTTCTGCGCCAACAGATAGCTAATATCATCAGCTTCGATTTGGGCGTGGATGTTCAGGATACAGTTTAGCATTTGTTGTGCTAGTGTCTGCTCAAACCCGAACATGTTGTTATCCATTTGCTTCAAGGAAATGGAGAACTTATCAGAGTACGTTCCCCACGTCAAAGGCACTGCGAAAGAATCGCCACGGCTGCCGGTGTGATTGTGTGTTCTGCTTGTCCCAGGTGTGCGGGATGCACGGCTTAAAACGTACGCTTCAACCGAACGGTCTTCACGGGTTCTTACCTGTTCTGCGGATGGGATTAAAACATTGGCATTACTTAGTGCCATACGGAGTGCGGGCAATGTTTGCTCACGCATCTCTTTAGATGTGTATTGTTGGTTGAGTAATACCTGTGCTTTGACTAGGTTACTCGGTGAAAAATTTGCCATTATTGAAAGGTTGTATTTAACCCTTCACCGTTATCTTGGTGTGATACTTTTGCCTTTATCTTGGCGGTCGTTCTTTTGTGCTGTATCTCGCACGATAATCTTTATTATAGTGGGTACGGTGTTTAGCCGTACCCTTTTATTTATGCATTCATATCAAATGTAGGATCAGCATTTGCAAGGGCTGTAACGTGTGCTGAAAAGTCAGAGCCTTGTATGTTTTTGCCGTTTGCTGTCCACTCTTTTTCTACTTCACTAAGTTTGGTTGCTTTCAGTTGTGGATTTGAACTGCTGCCGCCTCTGCCTGCCGGTGCGGGGTCGCCTGCTGCTATCCATCCCTTTTCCGTAAATATGCTTTTGAACGCATCCGCCGCAGGAACTGGGGTTTGCAATGTTGTATCCAGTATTTGTTCGCCGTTCTTTTTAACGATGATATTGCCGTTTGCGTCTTCATCCCAATCAAACCCATTTGCCCGCAATACTGCTTCTGTTTCGTCCTTGCTTAACCCTTTTGCATTTTCAGGCATCAGGCTTTTAACTTTCGCATTTATTGAAACGGCTTTAATCCTACTTTCGGCTTCCGTAATCTTAGTCTGCTGCTCCGTAACGGTAGTGCGTAACTTAGCAATAATATCTTCCGTTTCTTTCGGGGTGATTTTCGCATCAGACAATACTTTTTTACCGTAATTATCAATTAAAGATTTCAGGTCTTTACCTTCGAACTCCAAATTAAGTTCTTCTTTCAGGTCTTTTACTGCCATCTCAACCCCGGCTTTCTTGCCATCTGCATAGCCGTTACCTTTCTTTGCTGAATCCCGTGTTTCAAGTTCGCTTTTTGTGAAAGTCATAACCTCCGGCAAATCAATTGCTACTTCATCTGTTGATGCAATAGCGTCTTGCAATACTTTTAAATCTATTTTGGCTAAGGTTGCCAGTTTGGTTAATAATTCCTGTGTAAGCATATCCGTTACGATTGTTCTTTTTTGTTTGAGATGATTATTTTTGTTCGTAATAATGAACTTTTGAATTTTCTGTTTGACGGTTCAGGTCTTCGATACGCCATTCATCCAGTTTGATGTTATTTTTCAGCATTCGAACTTTCGATAATGAATGGCCGGTCGCTTTGCCTTCGCCGTTGCGCTCATAGATTACGTCCACTTTCCACTCTTCGTACATCTTTTGTACTTTTTTCTCAACAATAACATCATTATTAATGTCATTGTTTACATTGTCGGTGTTTGCATTTGTACCTTTTGCCATAATATTTGTTTTTAGTGTTGCTAAATTCACAACAAATGTAGTAAAATTAATTCAATAACAGATTTTTTTGCGCAGGGATGTTAACTTTCTTATCCGAAACGTATTCGGTAAGCTTTTGAGATAACGCCTGAACCGGATTAACTACCAAATCGTTTTGCTGTAATTGCATTACCCATTCATTAAAATAAACCTTCTTTAAATAGTCTTCATCGCTTAGGTTCATTGTCTGCACTTGCTGAACAGTATAGTGAACAAACGGCTCTAATGCCATAAGTTTAATATACTTCTGCATCTCAAAGCTATCGTTGGTATATTTCGTTTGGTAGTACTCCATCAGGATTTCGTCTAATGTTGCCTGCGGTGCGCCTTTGGTTCTTGCATCCTGATACTTTAGCCAAACTTCGTCAGGGGTTTCAATTAAAAACCTTCTGCCATAATTTACGTCAGCACCACCATAAGCATTGAACATAATAGAGCCTATAGCATTAACAACAAATTCTTCTACTGTTTCCGCTGCATCAGAGTATTTACTTAAGCGGTCGTTTACCGGTTGAACATCAATAAATCTACCGGTTGCCGTTTCATTGTCTTTGCGCTCTAATGTTGTACCCCACATTGTGCGATACATTAGTTCTTCAAGTTTATCAAGGCTTTTATCCATTGCTTCCCATCCATCAATATCAGGGGTAATGTATCCGGCTATGTCAGGGGCTATGATTGGTTGGTCTTTACTTTGTGGAACAGGAACTTGTACTGTTTCGTTTACCTTCCAGTCTTTAGCGTCCCCTGTACCGCTACAAGACGAACAGTCTTCACCGTTTCTTTTCCCTGAACCTTCACACTTACGGCATTTCCTTTGGTATTGCCAAGCTTTAGGGAAAAAATGGTACTTTTTAAAGATGTTGAAGTAAGAGCCTTCTTGCAGGAATTCATCTGCAATGCCAACAATCGCATCATCAGGGCTTACATACATCCCCCGCAATTGGTCAAATAGATCGGAATTGATAAGAGCCGGGACTTTGCCAAAGTAATTAGGGTACACTTCATCGTTTATTTTCGTTACAACAGAACCATCCCACGCTATCAGGCAATCAAATGCATCATCAATAACCCTGAAAATAGGCGTGTAATTGTCTCCTTTTTTATACTCTTCAATTCTTTTATCTGTCTTCAGGATAAGGTAATCAAGCTTTCGCCCGTTCATCTTATAATCCTGAACATCCATAATGGATTTGTAGGTTGGGTAAGCCTTGCCGGTTTCGTCTATCTCAATAAAGACTAATCCCATTGGGTCATACTCATAAGCATTTAACCAAAAGTTTTCAATCCATTTGCGCAATGAATACCCATACTCAACATCAGTTAAAGCGTTACGCAATTGCTTTTCTTTTTGCTCCGGTAGATTATAGTACACGCTGCCGCCCCTTGCAGAAAACACTTTATCAATAGGTCTATGAAGCCTTGCAAACAAATCTTTATTGCTCCGGCAGTATTGCTCCCTTACGCTTTTTACTTCATCCTTTTCGAAGTAGTCAAGCTTATTCAAATAACCTTTTAACCCGATGCCGGTCATGTGCATCATTAGCTTTTTAGAATATGTCTGTGCCTGACTTATCAGTTTGGCGTGCGGCTTATCCCTTAAAATAGCGGTTATCTTCTCTGTGGTGAGTATCATTCAGTTAGTGTTTAATAAAAATTGTAGCCTGAAGGCTTTAAGTCAAAGGTTACTCGCATCATCAATGTATCTGCAAAGTCCGGCGACATTCCGCCTAAAGCAATCTTTTGTTCTTCTTTGTCGTTTATTTGCTTTTTGCCTTCAATATCTGCGTTCTTCTTTTTAATTACCCTCAATTGCTTTTTAATCAGGTCAGGGATATTGTATGTTTTACTACCTATCATTATGGTTAAGCCTCTCAATTCTCTGCCGCTTTCTTCAATTGTAATGCAGCTTTCAGAAGTACAAACGACTTGAATAAGCCCGTGATTGATTCTTTCTGCCAACCGGTAATAACATTGCGTTTTAAGGTTCTTATAGTTTTCCTTTGTCCATTGCTCCGGCTCTTTCAATGGTTGTGCGCCACCTGAAAAACCTTCGTACCCGCCTAATGCCTGTGCGCCACCACCAACACCATCTTGGTCAATCAGTACATTTGATTTCATTACGCCAAATGCTTCACGCTGCTTTTCAATTGCATTTACAATCATTCTTTCGTCTGATTTCTTCGCAATAACTATTCTAACAACTCTCCATCCCTCCCAAACCATTATAACCATCAAGTCCCTACCAAAACGGGCAGCATCGCAGGTAATGTAATTTCCTTTTACGTCTGTAATAAAGTTGCTGTAAATATTATTCACCGCTAACGGATCGCAAATACCCAATCCATCAGTTCTGATTTTCCAATTGCCATCTAACAGCCGGGCTTTCTCTGAATCATCCTGCGCCATAAGGTTTGCCAAATAGCCGGGGTCTTTACTTAGCAACTCTTTATTCTCATAGATAGAACCTGGAATGAACGTAACAGACTTAATCAGGTCTTCACGCTTAATTTCAAGCGGGAATCTATCCCAGTAATCCTTTGGCATTAATTCGATAACAGCTTGCTTAGATTCACCCCAAACGATGTTATCCCCTTCTGCAATCATATAACGAAGTACTCCGGCTCTTTCAGGAATCGGGTAACCGGTTTCTTCATCAATCCACCACGAAATAAATTCAGCAACCCAACTATCAGGGTCAGGGTTAGTTGTTGCCCTTACATAAGGTCTGATGCCACAGGTTGAACGGTTACGGCTCAATAAGTAAAAGAACTGCTTACGGGTGAAGTGGGTTAATTCATCAAACACAATCAATGCGTACTGCCCGCCCTGATGATTATAAACGTCTGATTCATATTCAAGCGATGACATTTTAACCTTTGCCCCGCTTTTGAACGTCCAAAACAGATTTGAAATGTTTGGCGTTGCTCCAATCTGCGAGTACATACCCAAACTATTATCCCATAATCCGCCCGGCGTTTTAATCTGCGGTGTTGTTCTTCTGAAAATAATAGCATCAAAGCCCGCAGTATTAGTGTTCCTTGCAGCCTCCATCAATTCAGCATAAGTTTTGCCGCCGCCTGCACTACCCCCACCAATTGCAATATCTGCGCTAGTGGATAAGAAACGCATTTGAAAACCCTCCTGTGGTTGAATAACCTTTCGATTACTAGGGATTTGCAAGGCTGCTGCGCTCATTATGCTAATTAATATTATTTGTTTGTCTCGCTTTTTTCGGGCTTTTACCCTTAAAATGCTATGTTATTAACTGAATTTATAAACTATAACTGCTTATTCTCTGTTATTGCTAGGTAAAACGATAACCGTTTGCTCTAATTTCTGCCCGTCTGTTGTGATGTCTGTTTTATCCGTAAGTCCTAATTTCCTAGCTATAATGTTAGCATTGTAAGCTCCAACGGTTGCGCCTTCAAATTGTTGAGATTCAATAATATCACGTATACATGAAGTGATTTCCCAAAAGTCTTCGTATCCTTCCTCTTTCTCATATCTTGCAAACGTCTTATAGTTGATGTCTGCGAATAGGCAAAACGACTGAATACTCATTGGGGTTGAAGTTGGAATCCCTATCAATTCGCCTGCCATATCGCCTGATTTGATAGCTTCTTTCTTTTCCCACGTTCTATCCTTCATCCATTCGAAATAAGCTTTAGCTTCTTCCCATATCTTTTCAGGGGTATACTTAAAGTCCCTGCCGTGTTTCCCGACAAAGTCCCAATAATTATTTCCCTTTGGTGCTGCCATATTTTTAATTATTAGCTACTATTTGTATTTCTTTTATTGTTCGAAGCTCTTGCTGAATTTTCAGTACCGCCGTTCCATCTTGCCATTACGCTTCAATTGTAGGTTTAGGAGATGTTTTTGTGATTACTCGGGTAACTGTTTCTTGGTTTTCGGTACGGCAGTATCCGTGGCAGGTTGGGCAATCTTCTGTTTGAGCATTAACCATCCCAACGCCGGTGCATTCTGCGCACTTATGCTGTAGCTTTTCTGCTATATCCGCAACTACCAACGCTTTTAGTTGCGAAAGGGTTGTATTGCCTCCGTTCTGCCCTATTTTGGCTATTAACTTATCTATTTGGTGGGGCTTTATATCGTATTTTAGTACTGCCATAGCACAAATATACGGCAGTTTACTATAATTGTTGCGAATTTAGCAACATAGTAGATAAATTTTTGTTTTAGGCTATTCTTGGGTTTCTAAAATCTTGGTATATTTCTCCAGTAATAGTAGGTATTTTGTTTTCCAGTCATCCTTTGGCTCGTTACCTTTTTGGATCAGGCTAAACATTACTTTGGATAAGTCTTTCCTGATAATGTCATCAATGGTTATTTTGAAGAAATCGCACAGTGCTACTAAGTCCGGGAGCTTAGGAGTAAATCGGTTTTCCCAATTAGCAATATCATCCCGGGAGCAGCCTAATTTTTCTGCAAGCTCTGTAATAGTTAACCCTTTTGAATCCCTTAAGAACCTTATATTATTTTGAAGTCTCTTTGATAGTACTTCGTCTTTTTTCTGTGCCATAGTATTTTTTTTACCCGAATAATTCTATCCATATATTGTAAATGCAAACGATTATTGCAAAAGCTAGTATTGTCCAGCCGATTGCTTTTAGAAATTTATTCATTGATATTATCTTTTTGTTAGCGTTATCTTAAATGGTGTTTTCAATT